GGGCATAATGGCGGGTTTCCATCCTAAACAGTCTTATAGGCTCCAGCACCGTGCGGATTTAACGCAGAGCCCTTTAATATTGAATGTTCCGAAAAATCCCACCACACAAGTTATGCGGCAAGTTGAAGAAGTTTTGCATCCTCATCTCAGCCGTCTGGTTATTCCTTCATATAATCGCATTCATGAGTTATTGAATGTTTTGGAAGGGTGAAAAAATGGCGTATTCAACATATTCAGACGTTGGCAAACTTTTAGGAATGACATTCACCAGTTCAAGCAATCCCACAAATGACACGGTTGCAAGTTTCATAATTGATGCGGACGCTTTCATCGACAGTTTCTGCGGTCACGACTGGAACTTGCACAATGACACGGTTGAATATTATGATGGAATAGGCTATGGGCCCAGAGCTGGCTTGATAATGTTAAATCATCATCCAGTAATCAGCATAAGCCAAGTTGAATATTGGGACGGCACACAATGGAAAAATGATACGGTAGAGGGCAAACCAAACGAGTATCCAACAATGCAAACTTACGAGTTTTATGCTGAACGTGGCGAAATTCGCTTTTACAAGCTTCGGCTTGACGGGCTGAAACGTTACCGTGTCACTTACACTTGGGGCTACACAACCGTGCCAACCTACGTTAAAGACTTAAGCGCCTCACTTGCAGCCCTTGCCGTCATCGCATATTTAAGCGGGCCTCAACTGCAAAGTTACCAGGTTGGCGACTTAAGCGCAGAATATCCAAAAGACGGCCCCTATGGGTTACAATGGAAAATGCTTCAGGAAAGAGCACAGAGGCTCATGTTTCAACTTAGCGCTCGGCGTCCGCTTACAAGTGTAGGATAAAAATTTAAACGGAGGTGAAAACATAAATGAACGTTTTTAATGTTGCGTTAGGAGTGGTTGCAGGCCTCATCTACGCTTTCTTAGGCTACTCAGCACAGGACAAGCCTTTCAGTTGGAAAAAGTTTCTGCGAACAGCCGCAATAGCAGCGCTTTCAGCGTTGGGTCTTGATATGGCTGGTTTAACTTTTGACGTTTACACGGCTTTGGTTGGGCCTACAGCCATAACGGTTTGGCTTCAGAAACTGATTGATTCGGCTAAATCTTAAGGGGTTTAAGTGCTTACCCCCCCCTCTCCCTGTGGAAGCGAAAGATTTAAATAGGGTAAAACGAAAAGCTTAAATACTGGTAAAGCTAATAGTAAAAGTGAGGAAGAAAAAATGACAAACACAAACCTCCCAGAAAAATTGGAAGTAACAATAAAAGTTGGGAGACCTCCACGCGATTGGAAAGTTGAGTTAACAAAAATCGAAGAAAAAGTCCACAACGAGATGAAATACGTTACATACAGTGGAAACATAAGTCGACAGGACGTGGTGCTCGCAGCAGAAGTTTTAAAGCAGCAATATTGGAACTGGCGCATATTTGCAAATCCGCACGAGCGGACAATAGTTTTTCGCAAGCAAATTTAAGGTGACGTGTAATGTGTGGCAAATGTAGTTTTGCGCCAAGATGGTTATGCAACATGTGTAATTACGACCCGAGGAACGATAATGTGAAGACCTGCGATTTTGATGACCGATTATGTCGACGCATACATAGGGGGAAAGAACATGCTTGAGGGTGAGGGGCGCGTTTTTAAGGTTGGCAAATACACTGTGGCGGTTCGCCTGCCAAAAACACTCGTGCAAGATTCTGCGTTTCCATTAAAAGTTGGCGACAAAGTTATAGTAAAAATTGATGGAAACAAAATAATTATTGTTGGCTGAAAACTCCCTTTTCTTTTGTTTGTTTTAGCCTCATTTTTTCTTTTTTCCTTGCTTGGTGAAAATGATATGACTTCCATAGCGCAAAATGTCGAAACCTGCCTTTTCAACAATTGGAATGATAGCGTAGGCGTTAGCAAAAATGATATTCAATGGACGGTTAACCGTGTTGATGTTGCTTTGTGGGCGAAAAGCGGCACAAAAAATTATTTGATAGCAGTTTATAGTCCAGGAGCCACTACAAGCCGTCCGATTAGTCATAGTTGGTGGCGGGTTGAAGAGGTTGTGACGGTTGATGTGGCGGTTAAGGCTTCGGTTTCTGGGGCTTATGATAAGCGCACGATTTTGCAGAATGAGATTCGCCGAATAATTCACAGTTACCAAACAAGCATAACAGGTGTCAGTTTTGCATTTTTAAGCCGTGAACCTATTCAAGTTGAAGCGGAAAACATGCTTCGCCTAACGCTTCTCGTAACATGCGTTTATTTTCACGCAAAGGGAAGTTGATATGTTAAAAATAGAGAATTTAGAACAAAAAGAAAGGCTTAGGCAACGTAACAGACTTTATTATCAAACTCATAAAGACAAATTTAGGGAGTATAGGCAAAAACGACTTATATACCAAAAGGATTGGCATCGAAACAATATTTTATTTACCAATAAAAAAGCATATCGTGTAAAAAAACGTTCATATCCAGGGATTTGTGAAATATGCGAGCATAACGGTTCCAGATTAGTTTATCATCATTGGGATGATAATGATATGAGGAAGGGGATTTGGGTTTGCCCTTTGTGTCATGTTATGATAGAACGTTATGAGCAAGGATTTTATGGTAAATATTTAAGTTTGAAAGAACAAATCGAAAAAGAATTTGAAGGAGGAATGAATAAAGTTGTCATACAGTAAGCCGATTACAGGTGCAATTGCAAAAGCATACTATGTGGAAGAAGCAACCTATGGCACAACACCAGCAAACCCAGCGTTTCAATGGATTGGAGTAGTGCAGAATGTGGAGCCAAGCTACGACCGTAGCTTGATAAAACTGCGTGGAATTGGCAGCAGAGACTTAAGCTACATCATTAAAGGTTTGTTTAAGGTGGAAATAAGCTTCGAATACGCTTACCAAAACAACACTTTCTTAAACTTTGCAAACACGCTTAACGATTTCAGCCTTGAAGTTTTCACGGATGACGGCACAACAATACACAGTTACCTTCATAGGGGCGGAATGATAAACAATGTGGAAGTAAGTGCAAGCGTTAACAATTTAGTAACTGTTAAACCAACGGTAATAGCTAAAGATGTAGCAATAGGCACAAGTCATCCGACAGGAGCAACATACGCAAATGACCCAGCTACGGTGCCGAAAACATGGTATGACACCAAAATTGAAATTCCATCTGGCATAGAAATCGACGGCGTAACAGACTGGAGCTTCCGCATAAACAACAACATGGAACGTTACCCAGTTATAACAACAACAAGCGGCGATTTATTGAAGTATCTTGTGGAAAGACAAAGAGAATACAGTGGCGAATTAACCGCAGCCTACATGAGCAACACACTTATGTCGGCCCTAACAAGCGCAACAGAACAAGCAACATTAAAAATAACCATAGGCACAAACACTTTCACTTTCAACAATGTGAAATTTGACACTGGACGCTTAACAATACGCCCAACCGACGTTATACCGCAAAAACTTAGTTGGACAGCTAAAACATTAACCATCGCATAAAGGTGAAAACCGTATGGAAGAAATTGTTTTAGAAGTAGACGGCAGCTTCGGCGCTAAATACATGGGCAAATACGTTTTCAAGCCGTTAACATGGGGCAAATACGCAAAAATCATGCAGAAACACACAGTTGCAAACCAAGGCGTAGTTTACACTGACGACACAAAAATAAACGCTGAATTAATCTTGGCGACACTTGCAAGTCAACCAGAAACAAACCCGATAACTTTTGAAGCGTTAACAAGCGAGGACCCAGACAAGGGTGTGCCTCCAATGCTTGGCGCAAAACTGCTGGAATGCGCGTGTAAAGTTGCAGGTTTGAATCGGACAGAGTTTTTTCGCATCGGTCGCCAGTTGGCTTCGCAACAATCCTAACCCTGAAAGCATAGAAGCCTACTTGTGTCTTCAGTTGGGTTGTTTGCCAAGCCAGTTAGCCCGTGAAGACTGCCGTAAAATACAGAATGTTCTTGCTGTTTTGTATGCAGAAAATTTGAGGGCAGAGGAGACTCTCAAGCGGGTGGAAAAATGAGTGTAGAAATAAACGTAGAAGGCGCGGACGAGTTGAAAAGTTGGCTTGAAAGTTTGCCAGATGAACTTGACGAAAAGGTAAGGGAGAAAATGCAGGAAATAGTTGACGATGCCACGGAACAGGCCCGAAGCGAGGCCCCTGTGAGAACTGGGCGGCTTAGGTCCAGCATAGGTTGGATGTGGCGACTGGAAGAGGGCTACAAGATTTTTGCTGAAGTCCCCTACGCTGTTTACCAAGAGTTTGGAACACGATATATTCAGGCTAAGTTGTTTATGACAAAAGCATGGCAAGTTATTATGGAAAGATGGGAAGAACTTATGGAAAAAGTTAGTGAAGTGTTGAGGGATTAAAATTGGCTGAAGAAACTGAAAAGCGGGTTGTAATAACTTTTTCTGCAAGGAACATGATTAAGGAAACGGCGGATGAAATTCAAATTAACATGCGGGGCATAGCCTGGCAAGTTCAAACTGCAGCCTACAGCATCGGCGAACTTAACAAAGTCTTATTTAACAACAGTCAAGTTGGAAAAGAAGTTACGGGAATGCTTCACGGTTTAGGCGCAGCCCTCCGCGTTTACACCATTGTAGAAAACATGGCTAAGACGGTGGGTGTTTTAACTGGAGCCTTAAAAGCACAAGAAGCTGCAGAATGGACTCTAACAGGAGCAATAGTTGCAAAAACAAAAATGATGTATGCATCCATTGCGGCACATATTGCCCACGCTGCTCAGACGGCTGCAAACACTCTTGCAGAATGGGCTCATGTGGCTGCTTTACAAGCTAAAGCCATAGCTCTCTCAATTGTAAACGCGTTAAGCGGACCTTGGGGTTGGGCTATATTGGCAGGAGCCATAGCTGCCGCTGGAATAGGTTTAGCCTTAGCTGCACGAATTCCAAGCCGACAATTCGGCGGTCCAATACGAGAAGAAGGCGTTTATTATCTTCATGCTGGAGAGTATGTTTTGCCCAGAACTGCGGCGGCTGGGGCTGGCGGTTTAGTTTTGAATGTTGACGCTCGGGGCAGCACTTTCGCAAGCCATTATGATGCGGATAAGCTTGCTAATCGTATTTTGGATGTTTTGAAAAGGGCGGGAGTCGTTGAAAGATGAGTGCAAACCTTCCACAGCCTAAATGCCGCATAGGAGTCTTCAGGGAACCAGCCTTTTTCGACGATAATTTTATTAAGGGATGGACAGCTGTTTCTGGTACTTACACAGTAAACGGCGACGAAATAACGATTATTGGTTTTAATGCTGTTGGGAGAGTTGAAAAAAATGTTGGTGCCATTGATAGTGTGACTTATTCAAAACTTATAGTGTGTGTAACTGAAGTTAACGGAGCCAACACGACATGGGGTGTAAAAATTCATCGAACTGACGGTAACTGGTATAATGTGGCAGCTGGACAGACGGGAACAGGCGTGTTTTCGTTTTCGCTTGCGACTGGAAACCCAATTGACAAAATTGCTTTGTTGGAAGAGTATGTTGGTAACTTTACTAATAACGTTAAGTTTGATTATGTTGCCATCTGCAAAAACCCACTGTTAACGCCAGTAACTGAAGATTTAAGCGTTGCAGACGCCATCGAAAGCTTAGAAATTACTTTGCCAATTTTAAGTCGAGGTTTGGCTGGAGCCAAATTTAAACTTCCCAACTTCAACCAGCAATACACAGGCAAAGTGAAAGAACATGATGTTACGCTTATTTGGCTTTACCGCACAGGCGACACCGCCAAAAAAGTTTTCGGCGGAAGAGTAAGCAAAGTCAGCTACGAAGGAACAGCGGGCGCCCCAGAATATTACATTTATGTGGAATGTATGGACCATGGAGATGAAATGCAAGTTCCGCCTTCGCTTTTACAGAAAGTTTATACGGGCACTAATGGTAAGACGATTATTAAGGATGCTGTGGCCCTCTGCAGTTACTTGAGCAATTATGGTGTGGACCGAAGCAATGCTATTGCAAGCACGCATAGTTATGTTTTTGATGAGAAGACGCCTTGGAATGTGATTCGGGACGTTGCGGATGCTTGTCAAACAAGCAGCGGGGCGGTTGGTTTTGACGGTTACGTGGACCCTGCGGGTAACTTGTGGATTTTTGCTCGCGGCGCTAATAATAGCACGGTTGATTTGACAGATAAGATTATACGGTATAAGATTGAGTATGACACTTATAGGGTTAAAAACAAAATAAAAGTCTATGGAAAAGCAGGACAAATTGGTGTTCCAGGCGATAGTGGTAGATGCGAACCTTCCGACATGGATTCATGGACTGTTGACAGTCTTGACAACTGGATTTTAGATATAGGCGCTGCCAAATATGTTTCAATGACAATTAAAAAAGTTGGTGCAACCAGTTTACAATGTAACACACAAACTGACTCGCCTTACGAAGTGAAATTTCACAGAAACTTATCTTCAATATGTTTATTTGGGAAAGGGGCATATCAAACATTAAACTTCTTCATCATGATTTATTGGGGTCCCGCAGGCACGAAGACTGTGCAGTTATACGCACCAGATTCATCAAATTACTTTTATGCTACCATGAATGTAACCACATATAACAATTGGGCTTTTAACCAATTTGAATTGGGACCAAATCAAGAATATGACGAAGTTAAAAATCCAAGTGGACCATGGCATAAAGTTGGTTCACCATCATGGGCTAACATTACTGCAATAGCATTTGACATTACATCAAATCAAGCTGATGGTGTTTTTCTTGACGGCTTATATTTTGGGCATGGAAGATGGAGAGGAACCGCCGAAGATTCTACGAGTCAAAGTCTGTATGGAGTTAGAATGCCAGAACCCACCATTGACGATTCTTTAACAAGTGATGATGAATGCTCGAAAAGGGCCCAAAGTCTTCTTGCTTATTATAAGGATAAGGTTACAACTTTAACAGTTGAAACTTTTGGAAATAACGCTTTCAAACCGGGCGACATGCAAAACATAACCCTAAGCAATGATAATATAAGCGGAAGCTTCCGCATCCTCGAAATAACACACACACTCCAAGACGTTCTTTGGAAAACTGAGTTGCTAATGAGCAACGAGCCCATAATGATAGACTATATATTCCGCAAAATGTTCGAGGCACAGAAAACGCTTCAAACAAACATTTAACTTTTTATCCTTCGATCGCATCAAAAATTAGCATTACGCTTAATATTGTTGATAAAGAAAAAGTTGCAGATGCACAACCAATAGACAGTTCTACTCCAGCATTTTCTACGGAAATAGGCAATAACCAAAAAGCCAAAAAAAAATCTATAGCTATCAAAAGCACCGCTATTACGGCGTAAAATATTTTTCGGTCTTTGTCTTTCATCTTCCCATTCTGCCGTCATTGTTATTTTTTATTTTAGGTATATTTTAAGCCTTTCCCCCAACTTCGGGTCCTCATTAAGCAAGGCGATGATAATTTCGAACTGCACATCCGTCAAACTTCTTTTGTCACTTTTACCCTTCATAGGCAACCCTCTCTCGCCTAATTTTCCTTTTCAACTCAACATAATATGATGGGGTGATGATGCCTTGGATGGCGAGTTGTGTTATTTCAGCCTCAGACAAAGTCATTTAGGTTCCTCCTAATCGACTTTTACACCTTAACGGAGAATCTTCAGGGTAAAAATCTGGATGCTTCTGCAAAGTTTCCTGTAAACATTTTGGACAAAAACAGTTGTTTTCCAATTCAATTTTTCTTTTAACTTGACATTCGCCTTCGCAATAAAAAATAGCTTTGCAATTTGCATCACTACAAACACGCTTATATTTCATTGTGCCAAAGCCTCCGTTAAAACTGTTTGAGTCGTCTGCGGCGCTTCTTCCACGTAACCCTCGTAAATTATGGGAATTTTGTTTTTTGTTGCATTTTCCAAGTCAAATCTTACACGGTAGCCCTTGTAGCGGACCGTGAAGCCCCAGCCGTGATTCGCTTCAACCTGCGCTTGGAAAGCCTTAACGATTTTTTCGGCAAACGCTTCGTCTAACAAGTTTTTTATTTCTTCTGGAATTAGGGCGTAGCGGATGCAGTTTAGGCGCACGTAGGTTTTGCCGTTTACGGTTTTCACATCAACCATCCTTTTTCACCATTATACCATTATACCGTCGGGGTATATAAAGTTTGTGGTATAATGGTAAAACTTATATAGGAGAAACCTTATAAAGGTAAAACGGCGAAAAAACATGAAAGAACAAACAAATACAAATGAAGAGGAAGAGGAAAAAAGAGTTTATAGAGCAATCTATTATAGGGCTAAAAAATATGGTTTGGCTAAAAAAGAGGAACTGTTTAGAAAGGGGTATTCTGAAAAAGCTATAAACACATTACTAAGATATGGTGTAATATTTGAGCCCAAAGAAGGATATTTAAAACCAACATAAATGGAGATGAATAAATAAACATGAAGGAAAAAACGACAAAAAAGAAGACAAGCATAAACATTGATGAGAAACTTTGGAGTGAATGGTTAATTTTTGTCATCAAAAAATATGGCACAGGTAGAAAAGTAAGCGAAGCTTTGGAAGATGCTATAAGGGAATACATGACAAAACAAAGAGGAGAGTAAACAATGAGGAAGCGAATAATAAAAATTAAAGTGAACGAAAGATTAACCATAACCGTAGGCACAAAAGTAGTAACAGACATCCCTTTGACAGACCTGCAGCATCCACACATCCGCCAAGACATACTGAACCAAATATTAAGCCTCATAAGCCCTCAGACGCACCGCAAGTTTTAAATACTCAACCCAGCCAAAAATAGGGTCCAGGCAGCCAGTGGTCCAATGACACTCAAACGCAAACCCACGCAGATTCTAAAACCTTATTCAAAAACTGAATCTAAAATTCACTTTAACCGACCTCTCTCCAAGGACCAAACAGTAAAATGCATAGCTATCTTTAAATGGCAAGCCAAGGCGAAAATTAAATTTTACATGAAAAACCGGGGACAAAAATACACTTGGCAAGCAGACGCTATCATAATTAGGCGAGCCGACATTCTACACGTGCATGATTATGCACGGCAAAACTGTTGCTTGCGAGATTATTTGCTGATTAGGCTTCCAATGAAAATCGGCTTAAGAACAGGCGAAATCTGCAGCCTCAAAATTGAAAACATAAACTTTCAAGATAAAACCTTCCATGTCTTGGACAGCAAACGGAAACGGTTGTATCCGTTGCCCTTGGACGCTTTAACGCTTCAACTTATCCAAGATTTGATAGGTCCACGCCAAGAGGGCTACGTGTTCACGAGAGAAGTTTACAGCAGAAGCTGGAGCCACAAGAAAGCTGAAAACCCGTTGCATGTGACAACCGTGCTTGTAACTGTGAAAAGGATAGCTGAAAAGGCTGGCGTGGGAGGTTTCACTCCACGCTTATTGAGGCATTATTTTGCTGCGGAATGGCACAGGCAGGGCGGAAGCCTCGAACTGTTAAGGCGAATCCTTCGGCATAAAAGCTTAGCTTACACACAGTTTTATTTAAGCCGCCTCGTCTACTTTGAAGATTTGAAGGGCGAATATGAAAAACTGCAAAATGGACCTTTAACTTCGCCGCAGCAGCCACAATTTTATAAAACCGAAAGTTTAACGCCGAAAATTTGCAGTTCATGTGCTAATTTGCTTATTTGTAAACTTGTGGACCGTATGCCAGGCTGGGCTACTGGCTGCCAATACTACAAAAAGGAGGCGCTTGTAAAAAATGAACAAAGTGGTTTTGGTGCATCATAGGTTTCCAGATGGGGCTGAATGTGTGTTTAACAGGGCGTCTGGAGCCTACGATTTGCCCGTGAAAAAGTGGCGGAAAAGAGCAAAAAAGGAGGCTGACCCATGAATGATGGTTTTCCATGTTTAATCTACCGCAAACCCGAAGATAAACGGTGGATCCTGCGAGTGCAAATATTACCAGTTCGCAAAGAATATCTTGTCCATTACGACCGTGTGATTCCAGCGGATAGGGAAAAGCGGACTTTTGAATCTTTAAGGCAATTAAAAAACATGGTTTTAGCTGGCAAAATTGTGAAGGCTACATGTAAACGGGCTTTTGCAGTTTCGCAAATACTGGAAATTTATGGCGATTATAAAATGTTGGAGGTGAGATAAAGTGCCGTTGAGTGAAGAGGAAAGCCAAAAAATGTGGCAAAAACTCCTCGACGCCATAACACCCATAATCCATGAATTCACAGCGGTTTCGGCGAAAACATTAGAGCAAGCCCGAACGGTTGAAGCGTTAAAGACAAAGTTTCCAACTGAACTGGCAGACCTGCTTAAATTTGAAGATACGGCGGATTTGGTGATTATTAAGCCACGGCAGTTTTTGGGAGCTGAAAACTTTGCGAAAATAGCTCAAATAGTGCGTGAAGTTGGCGGAGACTACGTTAGTGCGGGTAAAGAATCGCATTTTAGAGTGCCGAAGAAGGCTTAAAACATGAAAAGAATAGTTACTGCAACCAAAAAAGACAATGTTGGAAGCCTTTCACGGCGATTATGGAGAAAAGCCCGAAACGATAAGGAATACATGGCTTTTCTGTTGTTTCTGAAGTGGACATTGGATTACATGGAACAAAATGGAATGTTATACAACCCCTATATGGGCGACCCATGAGAGACGGTTAAAGAAGGCTTAACATGAGCAAAAGAACCAAAATTGTCACAATTTCAAAGCGACATAAGCTTAAGCCTGTTCGCTGTCAAGCTTGTGGAAGGCTAATTAAGCCTGGTGAGAGGGCCCTTCGTAAAACGAGTGCTAATAGGGGTAAGCATTGTCGGACCAATTATTTATGTATGCAGTGTGCGGATGCGTCTGTGCTTGTTTATCCCGTTTTTAAAAGAAGCAACTAAAATTTTGAGGCTTAATATATGAATAGGAAAAGGAAAAGTTGCCGAGAATGTAAACATTGTAAGCCTTATCAAGGCTTTGACACGGGCTTTTGGTGTGATTATCTTTCTGGTTTAATTTTGTGGGAAAGCGTGCGGGACAAAACCATGTGTGGAGATGAAGGGTTTGTTAAAGTTTGATGTTCCACTTGAAACGTTAATCAACGTTTTAGACAAAATCATCATCGCCGATTACAAGGTTAAAGTAAGCGTTTTACTCACGGGCATAAGCGCCTACACGCCTAACCCTTTAAACCTTTACATCCGAGGAGCCCCGGGAACTGGGAAAAGCTACAACGCCACCCACGTGTTGAAACTTTTCCCCGCAAGTGACGTTTGGATTATTGGAAGACTCAGCCCCACAGCCCTCATCCATCAGAGGGGTGACCTTTACAGCGCTGACGGTTCAAGGCTAGAACCTCCTAAACGGGAAGAATACGAGAAGCTTGAAGATTACAGGAAAGCTCGAAGGGACTACGAGGCTAAAGCTAAAGACGGTTATTACCGGGTTGACCTGCAGGGCAAAACTCTGCTTTTCCTTGAAACCCCTCACCCTGAAACTTTCCGCATGCTTTACCCAATTCTGAGCCATGATGAGCGGGAGATTGAATACCGCATAACTGAGAAAACGAAGATTGGCAGCTTGCAGACTAAACATGTTAAAGTGTGCGGGTGGCCCGCAACAGTGTTCATAAGGGCCAAGGAGGAAACGGTTCCCGAGGAGTTTCGCCGACGCTGCCTCATAGTTTGCCCTGAAGAGTCGAAAAGCAAAGTTGAACATGTTAACGCTTTAACACATAAGTTGAACGCTTATCCCTGGCTAAAAAACGACATAGATGTTGAATATGACGAGGCAAGAATATGGATTGCCACCCTCAAAAACCGCCTTTTAAAACTCACAGACATCTGCATTCCCTTCGAGGAGCTGGACAAGTTTTACCCAACCGAGGTTGCAGCGGACATGGCTGAGTTCAGCTTTCTTGAAAACTTTATCAAATGCGTTGCAGCACTCAACTATTACTATAGACCTAGATTGAAAAGTGGAAATGAAGAGGTTCTCGTGGCAAGCGAAAGCGACGTTAAGGACGCTTGGGCGATTTTCCTGAACCTTTTTGAAACCAGCAGGACAGGCTTAAGCCAGAATCTTCTGGACTTTTACTATAAATGCCTCGTGAAACTTGCAAGTTTCCACACTGCCGAGGCTGTGGAAGCCTACAACGCTACTTTTAAGCCTCGGCGGAGCAAGCGGACGATTGAAAATTACCTTAACATTCTCGAGGAAACCAGCTATTTAACCAGCGATGAAGACTCACAGGATAAACGGAAAGTTATCTACAAGACAATCCAAAACGGAAAAATTGCGCAAAATTACGCAAATTCCGAAATTGCGCGAATTTTAAACTCCAATCTGCAAGAGAACTTTGAAAAATGGAAGAAAAATTTGCGCAACACACTCACAATTTATATATATAGTAGTGAAGGCGGAAATGAAAAGAGCATTACAATTCAAGAATTAGACAACTATATTATTAGTAAAACAACTTGTTTGCGCAAATTTTACAGCATCTTTTACAGTCCCGTTTTAGAAAAGGAGGCTGAAATTCACGCAAAAGGCGATTTTGCGCAAATCTGCGCAAATTTTAAGCGTTTGGAGCGTATAACGAGCAGCATGTATCCAACTGAAAAGTGCGCCTTATGCGGTAAACAGCCAGTAGAATGGCAAGTTACTTACTTAGATGGTTCTTGGGGTTTACTATGTGGGGAATGTGGGTTAAAATTGGAAAAACAATTAGAGGTGAAATAGAAATGGCTAAGTTGCGTGGTAAAAAACGGTGGAACCATAAAGATGACATGCTCAACGTTTACCTACAACACAAAAACACGCCTCCACCCACATATCTTTATTGCGTGGAAACTTTTTGTCCCGCCACCCAACAAACAACAACAATAATCCTTGAAAACCCGCAGCAACTACACGGAAAAATTGTAAGCGGCAAACCCATACAATGCCTAAGTTTTCCAAATTGCCTTCAACATCACAGTCCAAAATGTTATTTGTTGAGTAGTTGGTTGGAAGCCAGAGGCGAAAAATATGAGTGATTGCAATAAAGGCTCCTGCGAAGTCGGCACAAACCCAAACCGAAGCAAACACGGCTTCTTTTTGCGATGCGACAACTGCAAAACAATTTTTCCATTAACAAAAAAACTGAACAACCATGAAATGTGCCCGAAATGTCATGGTGGCATGTTGGTTTGGGATGACCGAAAAGAAACTTTACAGTCATACAAATGGGACAGAGAGGAAAACCAAAAATGAATGATTTTAACACGAATCTAAAATTGCTTAAATCAATATTTGAAAGCTATGTTGACGTTAAAAAAATGAAAATAAGCACCGAATTAAGACTTAATCATTTTGACACTCAACATTTGGGTAAAATATACTTTTGGCACATGCCGAAAACACAAGAAGAAATGAAACGTGAATTAATTAAAGATATGAAGCGTGTGCTTCCACAATTTGCTGTGTACGAAGAGTTTCTTAAAGATTTAAAAATTGGGCCCGTAGCTTCAGCGTTTCTGGTCAATTTGATTTATAGTAAAAATTGGCGTTCTTTGCGGGCAATTTACAAATATTACGGGTTGGCACCTAATGAAAAAGGCAAACTTCCCCATAAAAAACATGGTGAAAAATGCGGTTTTGACCCTGAGGGGCGAAGTTTTCTTATTGGAAAGAACGGTTTAGGTGAACAGTTGATTAAGCATTCTGGGCGGCAAGGAAAATATTATAAAGTTTATGTTAAGCGGAAACAGTTAGAGTTGGAGAGGGGAATTAAGCGTTTTCATGCGCATAAGCGGGCGTTGATTATTACAGTGAAATGTTTGATTCGAGATTTGTATTATGGTTACGTTGCGCACCAAAAAACCGAAACATACGATGAAAGCGATCATCCAGCTGGTTTCCAAACCGAAGCATCAATTGAAAGCGACGACGGAAATGGTTTGGATTTGCGTAACGTAACATGCCCGACACACCAAAAAACCGACAACATGGTTGAAAGCGATTTAAATAATGGTTGCCAAACCGAAAGCCACGATGAAAGCGATGAAACTGTTGGTTTGGATTTGTGTCGGGCAACGTGTGAGGGTTGCGTGAACCAAAAAACCGACGATAGAGTTGAAAGCGGAACGGAGAATGGTTTCCGAACCGATGGAACTTTTGAAAGCGACACCCCTTATGGTTTGGATTTTCGCGTAACCCCCCAACACTATAACAGTTTAACACCGCAAAAAGAAAAAACTTTAGGAGGGATATAAAAAATGACCGTAAAACTCGTGCACGAATACGCCCGCGTAATAGCCCTAATAAGCGACCTCCACGTAGGCAGCCGCTACGCAGTATGCCCCGAAAACTGGGAAACCGAAGAAGGCACAAACCTTTCAAAAATGGCAAACCAAGGCCAAAAAGAACTCTTAAAACACTGGAACAACTTCGTTAAAACATGCAACGAACTAAACGTTGACACCATCTTCATTTTAGGCGACGTATGCGCAGGCGTAAACCCAAAAGAATGTGGACTACACATGATGACAACCGATTTAAACGAACAATGCAAAGGAGCCGAAACCCTACTTGAACCCTTATGCAAAAACCGAAACGTCGGCGTCTTTAGCGGAAGCCAATACCACGAAAGCAGAGATTTCCGCATACATGAAAGCATCGCAAAACATTTAGGCGGCAAATTTTACGGAGCCATCGCAAACATTAGGTTGGAGCCAACAGACAAAATTGTTAACCTTGCACATCAAACCACAGAAGCCCTTGTCTACCCAGAAACAAGCCTATCCCGAGATATAATGTTCGAAAAAGAAGCTGAAGCGTTGGGTAAACTTTACAAAACACATGCAATAGTGCGTGGACATAGACATAGTTTCGTTGAAATCCACAAATATGACTTACACTACATTAGCCTTCCATGTTGGCAAGCCTTCGTTCCATACGAGCAGGCTGTAAGGTGGTATTTCAAGTTTCAACCAGACATCGGCGGCGTAATAATGTTCGTTGATGTGGATGGTAGATTGCGGTTCTGGCACTTTCTTTATCCATGCCCGCATATTGCTGATAAAATAGTTGCTGCTTGAATAAACACCCCCTCCTTTTTTTTGAAAAATCACCCTTAAAAATTCCTACGGTTGGAACAAAATGGAATTTCGCTTTGAACATACACCCCTCATCAAAAAAGTCAGCCGCCTTGCCAAAAAATACGGAGTTTTCGGCTTATACGACTGGAACAGCGACACATGTTATATTTTCAACAATCCCTTTCCAAACGAAATCTACGACAAACCCCACAACTTTTACACAACACTTTACGTGATTAAACATGAAGAGTTGCATGCTGTTGTCTATAAGGTTGCAGGTAAAAAAGTATGCAATAAACTTGACAATGTCATTAAAGATATTATAGGTGGTATTTGCCCGCACATGTTCGATTGGGAAGACTGGGAAAAGGCTCGTTGAAAATGGAAATTTAAACAAGTTTAGATTTTTAGCGAAAAGTTTATATTCATTTAAACATATTCTTTATGTTTAGATATTTCTTGAGGCATATAAATATGTTTAAAGTATGTCCAGAATGCGGCGGAAAACTTGTTTTAGCACCAACATCCGAAGAAGGCATATATGAAGTTGTCTGCACCGTTTGCGGTTTAGTTGTTGACGTTACTGACCGTGAAAGGTATGCAAGCGAAGAGGACCCAGAGAACCCGCTTATTAAACATGAAAAGGCTATTTTCTGCAAAATTTGCGGGCAACAAATAAGCTGGAATGGGAAAGGCAGAAAACCAAAATACTGCAAACAATGCGATAAAGAAATGCATAGATTACAAGCATTAAACTCATATCATAAACGTAAACTTGACCGAAATAGGCTTACAAAAAACGAGATTTATCTGGTTGCAATTCAAAAAAGAGCCTCATAAAACGGTTTTTACATTTCAGTCAAAGCAACTATTGAGGGAGTGAGGGGCATTTTTTGCGGGGCAAAGGAAGCGAGAAACGCCCAGCCGAGCGTATCGGCACATTATTATAATGTTGGCTTAATAACTCTCTGCTTCCTCAGCGTCGGGTCAAAACATTTTCCCCTCACATCCCTTTTTAACTTTCAGCCCCGAGACAAGCCTTTGCCTTAAGGGGTCGCACCACGGCCCAAGTTAATAGACATATCCCAGTTTGGCGGTTTTCTTGAAAACCGTCTGCGGGCAAAGGCTTGCGGGATAGCATCCAGAAAAGGTGAAATAGAGACTTGTCAATCCACTCGCAAGGTGCTTAAAAATTGCCCATTGAAACATTAACAAAGAATTTATTAACAGAAAACGAATGCCACGCCAAAAACTGTATTGTCCGCCAAAACCGTTGCGACTTGAAATGCACATGGTGGACCTATGAGAAAGCAGCACGGTTTGTTTCAAAGGGTTGAAAAGTATAAAAGTAAATTCAAGGTTTTGAAATGCCCTTAAAACGTTTCTTCCATAAAATTCACATTTACAAACTCCTCATCAAAACCACACTTAAAAAAGCATTACTTAACGCTTTCTACAGTAGCCTAATCGTTTTTTTAAGCAGCCTCGCAGCGCAACTTCAAAACACGCAGCAAATTACAATAATAACAGTTATAACAGCCTTTCTTATTGCCACAGTAACATTCCTCACTGAGCTGCGTGAGAATTACCCGCTTTTCAAACTGTTAGTGGAATATAAAGTTGCAGAAAAAGAGTTTCAACATGTTTTAGACATTTTAAAGTTTTCACGACTTCTTAACACAACTATGGAGCATGAGGGGAACGATTAAAAGTTGAGGTTTTTCAGCATGCAAAAATTTCATGTCAGACATATAAAAAATGAAGACTACATATTCGTAAATGTGAAAGTAACTAACCCATTGGACCCTAAAAAAACCAAGAAAACTGAGTTTCTCGTCGACACTGGAGCAAGCGGCTGCGCCATAAGCGAAAAACTTGCTAAGGAGTTAGGTTTAGAGGCTAACGGCAGTGTTGATGTGGGCTTGGCTGATGGCAGCACAAAACGTGTAAAAGCCAGCTACATCGTCGTGGAGATTGGCGGAAGAAAACTTTACACTTGGACAATTTACGATGAAGGCTTCACACCCATACTTGGTTTAGACGTTATGCGTGTCTTAGGCATTCATGTGGATGTTCCAGAAAAAAAGGTGCTTGTGCCGTATAAGGGTTTAAAGTTTAAACATGTAAGGCTTTACATGAACATGCCGACGGTAACATACACGTTCACCCTTCAATATGGAAAGAAGGTATAGGGGGGGTAGGGTGCCAAAAAACCCAAAAAACGCCGAATTCCTCAAAAACATCGCAAACTTCCTTTATTTCGACTGGGTGGACACACAGAAAAAACGAGAAAAAATAATAAAAACACTCGAAAAAATGCTCAAAAAAGCATACGAAGAAAGCGACGCAAAAACATGCGCTTACATCAGCCAAGTCCTCAACAAAGTTTTAGACAGTATGGACCAAGTCAGATTCAACGAGGACATTCAACGGCTTAAAAGGATGATGGAAGATGTCAAAAAGCGACTTGGACAAACTGGAGCGGGAACTCCAGTCACTTGAAGAAGGCGAACAGCAAAAAACAAAGCTTGAGGTCCCCGATGACCCAGTCAAATTTTGCCAAGAATGGTTCAAGTTTACACCTACACCTTATCAAATGGCACTTTTAAGGGACAACAAAAAACGCATAGTTGTCCGTTTCAGTAGGCAAGCTGGAAAAACAACAACCCTCGCCTTAAGGGCAATATGGTATGCGCTTAAACATCCCAAAACACTTACGCTTATAGTTGCGCCAAGCCTAAGGCAAAGCATGATTTTGGCTGATAGACTCCAAGATTTCTTAATGAGCATCCCGAAGGGTTCGCGTAAAGCGATTATTGATAAACTGCAGCGAACGGTTATCCGCTTCAAAAACGGCAGTCGCATCGTAGCCCTTCCCAACAGTCCACAGTTGTTAAGGGGTTACACTGCTCACCAAGTCATCTGCGATGAGGCTGCCTTTTTCCGTGATGATGAGCTTGTGTTTTATAATGTGCTTATGCCCATGCTAAGCACAACAGACGGCATACTTATCGTCAGCAGCACACCATGGAGCACAGACAGCGTCTTCTACAGAATGTGCATGAACCCCGAATACAGCCAACATGTAGCCACATGGAAAGACGTGGTTGACGCTAAACTTGTAAAACCAGAATTTGTTGAAGAAATGCGTCAAAGCATCCCTGCAGAACGGTTTCAGCGCGAGTTTGAAAGCAAATTTGTCGAAGACATTGACGCTTGGCTCACTCAAAGCTTAATAACTTCATGTATTGACGCAAACCTTCAGCCCTACGATTTCCACGAGCAGCCTCAAGGAGACTTTTACGTTGGCGTCGACTTCGGCAAACAACAAGATTATAGTGTTGTTGTAGTTGTCCAAAAATTCACGAATAGTTTAATTAAACTTGTCCATGTTCACCGTTTCCCATTAAACACGGAATACGCCAGCGTAATAGGCTACATAAAAAGCCTACAAGACAGATGGAAAACAATCCATGAAATATACGCTGACGTCACTGGAGTTGGCGGCTACATTGTGGAGGACATGCAAAATAGCGGTATTACCAGCGTAACCGGCGTCACCTTCACTTTGCAGAGCAAGGAAGACATGGCGACAGTTTTAAGGGAAAAGATGAGGGTAAAAGAGTTCCTTATTCCCTACGAGCCCGTCAGAAAAAGACAAGATATTGACTTATGTGCAGAATTAAACATTGAAAAATATGAGCTTATGAAGACGGGACACATCCGCTTCAGCCATCCAGAAGGCTCACATGATGATGTGTTTTGGGCTACGGCTTTAGCGGTTTACGCAGCCCGTTATGCACCGTTTAAGCCTCCCACTCCATTGGTGGATAAGGGTAAAGTGGGATTAAAAAATGAGTGAAAAAGTGAAAAGGAAAAAGCGGTTTTGGCTTCGCCACATGCGATATGACGATTGGATTCGAGAAGTTAAACCAGCCGTTTCAACAGGAAAAGTGAAAGAAAAAAATGAATAAAAAACAGTTAACCGAAGTTGAAAAAGCATGGCTCGCATGCGCAATAGATGCTGAGGGCTCCATAATCTTTAATCCAGACAAAAGAGACAAACGCAATCATTTAACAAGAGTCGTTGTTGTTTATAACACGGATAAATCGTTTATTGAACACTTCGCAAACCTTGTTGGCGGTCATATTTACATTTACGACCCTAATAAAATTGGAAAAGGACATTTCGGTGCAAAACCAAGATATGAAGTTTACATTTCTGGCAAAAACAAAATTTTAAACTTGCTAACTCAAATCAAACCGTATTTAATAATAAAAAAGGAAAAGGCTCAGCAAGTTATCGATTCAATAATACAAGAACAAAAGGATATTTCAAAATTGAAATCGCAGAAACTTTCCCGAAGTGCGCGTATGAAATTTCTAAACCAAATATTACCACGTGACAGTTACGGACATAACCGTAGCATAAAGAAGGGAATGGAGGGAAAATGAGCAATATAATAAAAAGACTTCTGGGAATAAAAGAGGCGCAACGTAATCCCACAAACCAACCGTCGGGGATGGGTGTGTTAGTAGCCAGCAGCAAAATGGCTCCGCTAACGGAAGTCAACACACGATTCATGATGGAAAGACTACCGCTAAGATGGATTGCAGAAGGCCGAGTAACAGAAGCAGACTTAGCCTTAGCTGCAACAACACCCGTTCTGGGGCAATATATTACATAAGCCCGCCTTATGTAAGTTGAAGCCCCCCAGTTTGGACCCTTTCACTATAGTGAAGGGGAAATATATGGCCCGACGATTGGGGCTTATATCTTAAGTCTTAACGACTAAGAAAGTAGACTGGGATTACGTAGATGCCTACTTGTTTATTCCTGAAGTTGCTTTTGCCGTGAAATTGAAGAATCGGCTTATTTGGAAGCCTGGCTTCGAAGTGGAAGCAAGCAGCGACCGTGCCCGAGACCAGTTTCTGCGCAATTGGAAGCAGCGTAAGCTTGAGCGGGTTTTGAAGTATGCGACGAAGAACGCTTTGATTTGGGGCAACGCTTACATGGAAATCGTCGACGACAGCGAAGCAAAATGGAAATACACGGATGTTGGCAGCGCTTTGGCGGCTACGCTTCCGCCTGAAAGGCCCCTAATCAGTTGGAAGCCTGCAACCAAGTTTTACGGGTTGAAACAGATTGACCCGCGCACGATGCGCTTATTCATTGATCCGAACAAGTTTGACGTGGAAAAGGCTGAGCCTTACACGGTTAAGTTTATTCAGCGCCGCTGGGCTGGACCCTTGGGCCCTACGCCATCAGCGATTTTGAACAGTAATGTGGAGATTGACTTTCATCCTGACCAGGTTTTGCATGTGGCGTTTAACAAGTTGCCTGGCGGCATTTATGGTTATAGTATGTATCGTGAAACAATTTACGCTTTAAAAGGCTACATGATTATGCTTCAATATTTGCCAGCCATTGTTCAGAAACGTGCGGATCCATTGTTGCATATTAGTTTGGGTGGGCGAATTTTAGGTGAGGATGAGCGTGAAAGGGATTATTTGCCAAGCGACACGGACTTTCAAAAGTGGAAGAGCCAAATTATGAATCGGCAGGCTGGCGAGGACATTTTCACGGACATGCTGACGCATATTGAGGAAGTTTATAAGAGTGGTGCGGGCAGCCTTCAGGGCATTCAAGAGTATATTCAAGCTTGGAAGGAACGCATTTTATGCGGTTTAGGGATTCCTGGAAGCCTTTTTGACATTATACGGGCTGGCAGCGAAATAAAATGGGGCGAGTTAAAGTTTGAAGTGTTGGAGGATGAGATTAAAGAGTATCAGCAGGATTTGGAGGATAAGATTAACGAGGTTTTGGTTCCTCGGTTGACAAGTGGCGAGGTGGAGTTTCATTTTAATCCGATTCATGCGGAGGATTGGCGTTCAAGTGTGGCTCCGATGCTTGACTTGTTTAAGGCGAAGGTTGTGTCTGCGGAGTATGTGCGGGACAGGCTTAATATGCCTGCGGAGGCTGGTGAGGGCACTTTGTATTCGCCTGCTCCGTCGCCTTTAGCGCCGCCTAAACCGGTTGAAAAGCCGGAGGAAAAGCATGTTGAACGTAAACCAAGCAAGTTTAAAGTTAAAAAAACTAAAGGGGAGATAGAAATTGTCGAAGAGTGAGAAACCGTTAAACGTTAAACTTTATTTGGATGAAGACTGCAAAATTCCAGTGGAAACAAACCCGTTGAACAGCGAATACATTCTGCCAGGAGAAGAGCATGAGTTTGCTTTGTGGATTCGGAATGAAGAGAAAACTTTGGTTGACCGTTTGAAGGTTGAATGTGATTTGCCATACGTTAAAGTTTTCGGAGTTCCCAAAATGTTGAAGGATGGCGAGAAGGCTAAGGTGAAGATGAAAGCGGTTTAACCAAAACCTACACCATAGATTCCACGTTTGTGCTCCGCAAAACAAAAACCTACACCCTCGACACCCTACTCAAAAAATACGGTATCACCCGCACCTATTTGATAGACACAATTATAGGACAACCCACGCCAGAAGCACCCATCGGCGGAGGATTCCCATTCTGGTGGGAAAAAGCCGAAACATGGGCTCCCAGCCTATTCGCCCTTTTCCGTCGTGAAAGAGCCTATTACCAAACACAAATCCAACTCGCCAAAAAAGAAGCCGTTATGATTCCAGCGAAAATTCAACTTGCTAAACCAAGCCAAACCACAATAAAAACCCAACCCATTATAATAGCTGAAGAAGCAAAAGCCACAATTTCAACAAGTATGATTTTAGCTAAACCAAGCCAAATCACAATTAAGACAACCTCATTTAAAATGGCGGAACCCGCCATGAACATTATTCCAACCGAAATTAAAATGCTCACTTACCCCGAACTCATCCAAACCGTGAAAGTTATCCGTAAAAAAAGAAAAAGGTAGGAGGTGAAAAAACATGCCCTGGGATTCCACAGAAGATTACATCCGCAGCGGACACCGTAGCCCAGACAGTTTCGACAAAGACAGTTTCCGCACAATAGACATCGACAAAGAAAAAGGCATAAAAGCAGTCGTAGGCTGCCCAAAAGGCAACTACGAAAACGGCAAATGCAAAGTCGGCATGGAAGTGCAAAGCTTCCTATTCGACAAAAGCAAAGGCTGGACAATGGACAAAGCAAAAGACTGGTTTGAAAAACACAAAGAAAGCGAAACCAAACCAAACGAACACGTCGAAAAAATCCGCATACAAGAAAAACTTGTCCCCTTCAAATTCTCGGCTTTAGCTGCGAAATCAGGAAAAAGCCTAAACGGACGCATCTACAGCCCCGAAGTCCTACAGAAAGCAGCCCCCTTATACAAGGGCAAACCATTCATAATGGACCACGACTATGAAAACACAGACAAAGTCATCGGCATAATAACCGACAGCAAATACGAAGACGGCATAAAAGTTGAAGGCTTAGGCTTAATGCATGAAGACCTATTCGCAAAAGTGGCTGGAACAGACAAAGTGCCGCCCCTAATTAAGGGCGTAAGCATAGGCGGACAAGGCGAAGGCGAATTCACCAATTTAGGCATTGACATTCGAAGCTTCACGCCTGAAGAATTAAGCCTAACGGCGTTTCCAGGCATTCCAGAAGCCCAATTAACCCAAATTGAAGCTATTCGAGAATCGTATAAGAAAATGGAGGTTGAAAAACAGTTGGAAAAGGCTAAAGTTGAAGAGAAAAAGGCAGCGGAAGGCGAAGTTGTAATGGACATTCCAGTTGAGCAGGCGCAGAAAATAGCTGAAAAAGAACCGAAACTTGCGCCGCAGGTGGCAGAAGCAGATATTCCCACAAGCCCAGACAGCAAACGCTTCACACCACAACAAGTAACGCCTGGCGCACCAGCCATGGGTGGACACCAAACAGGCGGAATAGCTGCAGTTCCAGAACCAGCAAAAGTTCCAGAAACCCCACCACAGGCACCGGAGCCGGTAAAAGCACAGGAACCAAAAGTTGTCGCAACAAAAAGCGTAACCGTCCAAGCTGGACAAATAGCACCATTCCAAGTGCAATCGCAAGGCGATGTCGTAACACGAGCACAAGAAATCCTAAAAGAAATGGATGGAGACGCACGAAAAGCCTTCCTAAAAATAGCAAAAGAAATTTTAGACGCCACACGCGGACAATAAACTCTCATTTTTCTTTCTTCCTTGTTACGGCTTCACATCAATGAAAAGGCTAACATTTTAGCCTCGAGATTCACACGTTTAAACTTAAAATTTTCCGTAACCGGTCAAGCCGCCAGAAAAATTGGCGATGAAATCGTAAATAAACTTAAAAAGGTGATATAATTATGAGTTTACCATCATGGCCGTCAAGCGCAGGACAAACCCTAATCGCCTCGGCAGGCGGATTGGATTTCCACAGTCTCGCTGAGCAGTATGGCAAATTGACAGTTAGAGAAATAACATCAGGCTCCTCTGGATTAGCATTCGCTCAACTGGTGGCAGCCAGAGCCGCTATGCGAATTCGTCAAAAACGATTCGGGCGAAACAACTGGCTACACTGGTTGACGCCAGAAAGTTTTGCAGAGTCGAGATGGTCCCGCCTGGAGGTGGCAAGACATATCGTAAGTGTAATGCCACTTAACGAGTCTAAATCACTTCCAGCGGGTTGCTGTTCCTGATAGTTCGTTTGAGGGTGCTTTGACTGAGGGCACTGATTTAACGGCGTATGACGCTACTTTGGCTGATGTTACGGCGACGTTGACTGTTGGCGCTGTTAGGACGGATATTAGTGATTTGGCTCAGAGGCAAGCTGCAGTTAACTTGGCTGAAGCTATTGGTATTGCGCATGGGAATGCTTTGAACCGTTTCATGAACAATGACATTTACTCAAGCATGAACACTGCCACTACATGTGTTACAACTGTAGGCACAGCTAACGATGGCGTCAGCACAAACTTCGGTTTTAACGATATCATGTATGTTAAAGGTTTGGTGGAGAAGCAGCGTGGACGTGCTGACACTTTAGTAACATATCCCTATCAAGCAAAAGTTAGCACGGGAGTTGCAACGGGCTTTTACCCGTTTGTTATGAGCAACATTACAAGCGTCCAATTCACAACCGCCATGGCAAGTTACGTTGCAACGGGACAAATCAGCGAACTTTTCGGTTTGAAACTTTACGTTGACAAAGTTTACGAACCAAGCAACGCTGCAGCCAACGCCGCGGTTTTAGCCGCAGTCACAGTAAGCGGCGAAGCTGTGGGCTGGGCTCAAGCTGAAGACATCATAAGCGAAATTCAACGTTGGGCTCCACAAGTGGGCTTCAGAATTGTCACACATGTGACGGGTAAGTCTGCGCTTCCGATGGAACCTTGGGTTGGCTTAATTAAGCACGCTGGTTAAATTGCCATTAGGTTTTTGGCAATTTTCTTTTTCCCCTTTTTTAGTTTGTCAAAATAATTGTGAGGTGAAGAAAATTGAGTTACAATGTTACTCTTCCATCTGGCATAACAAAATGTATAGCGGTAAGCCCCAAAACCGTAATGTATAGGTTTGGCAAAAGCGGCACATACACAAAGCAAGTTAGCGGATGCACATTAGGCAACATAACCTTCAATGTTAGCGGAAACAACATTACATGCTCGAAACCGTCGGGCGTTGACATTGTCCACGTCATTTTAGCCTGCGGACACTACTACCGCTTCGAAAAGGGCATAACAAGTTTGCCAGCGCAGGGAGCCTGCTGCACAGCATATGTGACGGGTGGAAAAACAGTTTCAATAACCTAAAAACAGTGATGCAAACTGAAGACTTTAATGTTTACAACTGGCGTGGATGGTTTACTGCGAAAAACATTAGAAAGCCTATATAATGAAGGAAAATACACAGGAGACATTTTAATTTTAAAATATGATTATTTCAGACCAAGCTTCATGAACTGGCTTAAAAAACATAACGCCATAATCAAAGAAGTTTCTAAACACTACAAATACATGAGCATGGACAGATATTACCATTACAACAAAATATTAAAAGAAATAGGCGAAAACTATGATGTGTTAATGCATTTAGACGGCAACGACATTAGAATTTACGAAGACATTAACCCTCTCTTGAAACAGGCTGAAAACAAAATCTGCGTGGTTCCAGAAGATAATGGAGTAAGCAGAAGCATAAACAGAGAATGGGATGGGTGGTTCAACTATTTAAGCAAAGAAGATTTGGATAGCGAATGGTGGAAGCTGCTAAAGGATAAAGTGATGATTAACGGTGGAATGTATGCGGGACCCGCGAAACTTGTTATGAATTTGCTGGATTACATGGTTAAAGAAATAGATAGAGTGCAAACTTGGGGAATAGACCAGGCAATATTAAACAGATATGTTTACACAGTTAAGCCTCAAGACTTCAAGTTTATGGATATTTCATGGGATTATGTGGCGTGGATGGGGCATTTTCAACATACAATAGACGGTTGTATTGCAACTATAGGGGATAAGCGGTTTAAAATCAAAATTTTGCATTTAGTCAACATTATGTTTATTAGAAATAAGCCTTGGGATAAGGAGATTAAATCTTGGAGTTAACTATCAAGGGAATGTTGTATATCGAGAATTATAAGCGTGTAAAAGAGAACTCTGAGTTTTTGCCGCCAGTAGGCGTGGCGTTTGATTTAACAGATAAATGTAACCTAAAATGTTACTGGTGCAACGCACAGAAATTCAGAAGCTCAAACATGTTAAGTTTTGACCATGTTAAAAAAGTCTTGAATATGCTGAAGGGGATGGGTGTAAAAAGCGTATGTTATGCTGGAGGCGGCGAACCCACTTTACATCCTAAACTGCCAGAAATTTTAGATTACACCCATTCATATGGATTGGAATGTGCAGTTTCAACTAACGGGTTGACGTTAACTGATAAATTAATTGACAGCACAATTCAAAATTGCAAATTTGTAGGATTCAGCGTTGACGCTTCAAAAGCCGAAACATGGAGTAAAACAAAAGGATTAAGCAAACAATGCTTTAAAACCGTGCTGAACAACATACGCCGATTAACGCATAAAAACAAGAACTGTCACGTTGATGTAACATATAAACTGTTACTTACGCCAGAAAACCAAAATGAAATATTAGAAGCATGCGAATTAGCTTACAGTTTAGGTTGCACGTCATTCTTCGTTAGACCTGTGGTTTTAAATTGGAAATTGGATTTTGACGTGGATAAAGTGGAACAGCAAATAAGAGAATGTAAAAAACTGGACAGCAAAAACTTTAAAGTTTACACTAATTTTGAAAGGGTAAAACAGGAAGATTACAGCAAAAATAACAACTTCAGCAAATGTTACGCTTCTGCAGTGTTGCCCGTATTATGTGCCGATGGATATGCATATTTATGCGTGGACCACAGGCAAGACGTTAACTATAGACTGTGTGAACATTTAAAATTGAAAGATTATTGGGGCGGCAGAGAACATAAAAAGTTAATAGAAAATGTTAAGCCAGCAAATTGTCCGAGGTGCACGTTGACAATTTATAATAGGCAAGCTGAAGCATACTTTAACGATGTATTTTTTAAAAATTTTCCGTGAATGTTTCATGGTTAAAAACCAGAAGAAACGGCGCAAACTTCGCCGCATCAAAATTTTAGGCGAATATTAAATGAAAACTTGCCTACTCATTCCAGTTTATAATGGCGCAAAAGTGTTGCCTAAACTGTTCCGCTGCTTAGACAAACTTAAACCTCAACCCGACATGACATTTTTCGCCGAAAACAACAGCAACGACAACACTTTATGGCTCATCAAAAAACATTACAAACATAAACCGCACAAAATAATCCGAGTATGGTTCCGAGATGACGCTGCTCAAGCTTGCGAAAGCGTTTATGAACCAATCGCCCACATCCGCCAACTACTGTTAACGGCAGCCCGACACTACAACCCTGACTACGCAATATTTTTGGATGCGGATGTTTTGCCCATAAGCCCAAACCTAATATCAATTTTGACGGGTTGGCAGAAAGACATTATCGGCGGCAGCTACGTAAGACTTTTCCCAGACGGGCCCTTTCTGGCAAGCAAATGGGCAACGGATGACCCGAAATTTTACCGTTACTATCGCATTCCTTTCGCTGAATTGATGGAGCCCCTAATGACGAGTGCAGGGTGCCTCTGTTTAAGCCGCAAAATTATTCAGGACCGCCGTTTAAATTTCTGGCCCCTTTACAATTTAGAAGCAAGCGAAGACTTCGGTTATTGCCTTAGGGCCCGTGATTTGGGTTATAAAGTGTATTTGGATGGGACGGCGGTTTTATGGCATGATATGGAGCAGATACGCCTGAAGGCTTGGAGTAAGAAGCCGGACGGGCAATATATAAAGTTCCGTTACGGTGAATAAAGAATGTTTCAATCTTTTTATAATCCGTTAACTAACAAGTTTGTTACAGTAGTGCCTACTCTTTTGCGTGATGGTATAGCGGGCTACAGCAAAAACGGCGAACGCATCTACATCGACATTTTAGTTCCCGGGTGGATGTGGACCCCGCTGATTAGTCATGAAGTTTTGGAGATGACTTTAACGCAGCAGTTAGGCTTCGAGTATAAGTGGGCTCACCAGCAGGCAACCGCTTTAGAGC